TCCCGGGTGGTCTATGCCGGAGTGGTCTGGTGCGTCACCGTCCCAAGCGGCGCATTCATTGCCAGACGTAACGGGCTGATATTCGCAACCGGGAATTCCGGCTTCCCGAAGTCTCTGGACGTGGGCAAGGCGATCGACCGGTCGGCCGGGGCCGAGCGCGAGGTGATCGGGCAAGGGAAATTCGCAAGCCGTCGCCCGCGAGCGGATCACGCAGCCCAAGGGCTGACTTTCGCTGACGATCAGTACGTCCGGCCTGCGGGCCACGATCTGACCGCACCCGCCACCGAGGACGCCGCCCGCTGGGACGGCTGGGGCACGGCGCTCAAGCCAGGCCAGGAACTCTGGTGGCTGGCCCGCAAGCCGATCCGGGGGACCGTGGCGGCCAGCGTCCTTGAGCACGGCACGGGCGCCCTCAACATCGACGGCTGCCGGGTCGGGGTCGATCCGACTACCCGGTCGCGCACTGCTAGCGACTTCGGGTTGATCAATGATGATGGGTGGCAGCCCACGCCCGGCGTTAACGGCTCGGCGGCTGGCCGCTGGCCGCCGAACCTGGTCCTGACCCACTCTCAGTGTTGCACCGAGGACGCCTGCGCCGGGGACTGCCCGGTCGGCGAACTCGACCGGCAGAGCGGTCATACGGCTAGCGTTTTTCGTCGGCCGACTGGTGGCGCGATGTTCGGCAAGACGGTGAGCGGGTCGCAAGACGGCGGAACCATCGCCGACACGCTCACGCGCGGCCACGATGACGCTGGCGGCGCGTCCCGCTTCTACCCCGTGTTCAGATACCAGGCCAAAGCACCAGCCGCCGAACGCCCCCGCCTGGACGACGGCACCGCGCACCCCACCGTCAAACCGCTCGGCCTCATGTGCTGGCTCGCCCGGCTCATCACACCGCCCGGCGGCACGATCCTCGACCTGTTCGCCGGGACCGGCGTCACCGCCGAAGCCGCCATCATCGAGGGATTCCGGTGCATCCTCATCGAAGCCGACCCCGCCTCCGCCGAGCTGATCAGGATCCGGCTGCGCAAGGACATCCAGCCAGCGATGTTCGCATGAGCGGCCCTCAGAGCCCCCAGAACGGCCTGGGCCATGCCGGGATACCGGGGAACGGGCCGCAGGCCGCCAGCGGCGATCGTGGCGCTGCCGGGACGGCACTGCGCGGCAGCCTACGATCAGCCGCAGGAGCACCGGGAGGAGCCCGATGATCACCCGTAGCGTCTGGCCAGTAGCATGAGCCGCCCCGGATTCTCCCGCCGCGCTGACGTGGCCGCCCGCCGGGCCCGCGTGCTGGCGCTGCGCGTCGAGCAGGTCCCCTACGCCCGCATAGCCGCTGAGCTGGGCATAACCGAAAGCGCGGCTCGCGTCGACTACACCCGCGCCCTGGAGCAGGCCCGCGCCGATCTGGGCGCTCACGCCCACGTCGCCCGAGCACTGGAGCAGGCCAAACTTGACGCTATGGAACGCGCCGCCTGGCAGGTGCTCCGCAACCGCCACATCACGATCCAGCACGGCAAGATCGTGCGGGACGAGGACGATCAGGTGGTGGCGGACGACGCGCCCGTGCTCCAGGCGCTGGACAGGCTCGTGCGCATCTCCGCCCGCCGGGGCATCCTGACCGGGGGAGACGCACCCGCGAGGATTGAGGTCAGCGATGCCACAGACGCGGCGATCCGCGCCCTCGCCGCTGAGCTTGCCGCCGGGGTGGGAGCAGTGGAACCTGGCGGAGAAGCAGAAGCTGCTGGAGACGCTGAAACTCGCGGCGTCAGCGCGCCGCCCGCGTGACCTGACCGGCTGGGCGGCTCACCACGGCATTCACCTCTGGTCCGGGCAGCGCACCGTCGGCGCCCTGCTCGAGGATCACAAGCGCGTCGCCGTCCAGGCGTCCCACTCGGTCGGCAAGTCGTTCATCGCCTCCGTGGCAACCGCGCACTGGACGGATACGCGCCCGGCTGGGCTGGTGATCTCCACCGCGCCCTCGGTGCAGCAGGTCCACGGCATCCTGTGGGAGGAGATCCGCGCTTTGCACCGCCGCCTGGCGCTGCCCGGCCGCACCACCCTCAATGACACCTGGATGGTCGGCGACCGGCTGGCCGCGTTCGGCCGCAAGCCCGCCGACGCCGCCGCCGGGTCCGACTTCGACCCGTCGACATTCCAGGGCTACCACCGCACCGACGGCGTGCTGGTCATCATCGACGAGGCGGGCGGCGTCCCCGAATGGCTGTGGGATGCCGTCGAGACGGTCACCACCTCGGACAACTCGCGGATCCTGGCGATCGGCAACCCGGACAACCCCGGCTCCCACTTCGCGAAGGTGTGCTCGCCGGGCTGGCCGGGCTGGACGCGGCACAAGATCAGCGTTTTCGATTCGCCGAACTTCACCGGCGAGGAAGTGCCGCCCGAGGTGGCTGCGGCGCTGGTGACCCCGGCGTGGGCTGCGGAGCGCCGCGCGGAGTGGGGCGCTGATGATCACAAGTACATCTCGAAGGTGCTGGCCGAGTTCCCGTCGGATCACCCGCGGCAGGTGGTGCCCGTCGCGGACCTGCTGGCCTGCCAGTTCCCCGAGGCCCGCTCGGCGGCGGAGCTGCTGCCCGTCGAGCTGGGCGTGGACGTGGGCGGCGGCGGCGATGAGACGGTGGTCCGTGAGCGGCGCGGCATCCGCGCGGGCCGCCAGTGGTCGCACCGCTCCGATAAGCCGGAGGAGATCTCCCGGCTGGTGCTGCGCGCCATCCGCGAGACCGGCGCCACGGCGGTCAAGGTCGACTCGATCGGCGTCGGCGCGGGCGTCGTCGGTGAGCTGCGGAACATGAAGGCCCGCGGTGATCACGGCGCGGAGGTCCACGGCGTCAACGTGGCCGAGGCCGCCGCGGACCCGGTCCGGTTCATCAACAAACGCGCGGAACAGTGGTGGGTGATCGCCCGCGAGGGGTCGCAGCAGCGGCTATGGGACCTCAGCCAGATGGACGACGCGGATACGACGATCGCGCAGCTGCTGACGCCGCGCTATGAGGAGGACGTCAAAGGCCGCGTGAAGATCGAGAAGAAGGACGATATCCGGGTGCGGACCGGCAGGTCACCGGACCAGGCAGACGCGCTGCTGCTGGCGTTTTACGTTGCGCGGGACGGGCAGGCGGCGTACTGGGAAGCGCTGGGCAGTGGCAGGCTGAGCCGCTGACTTGACATGTGGTTACCACCGGGCTAACGTGGTGGTTACCACCTAGACCAGGGAGCAGCGATGAGCCTCAGCAAGCTGATGCTGACAGCGGAGACCATGCGCGAGCACCGCGCCCGCTGGTTCGTCTACTCCGGCGGCGGCGCCTACGGAGGGACGCGCGAGCGCATTCCGTGCCAAGCCACAATGCGTGGCACCTGGCCCGGCGGATACGACGTGGTCTGCTCCTGCGGCTGGGAGAGCCGCACCGGAGGCGCCATCCGCCGGGCCGTCGAGGATGAGCTGTTCGACCACCGGCTTGGCGCTCAGGTGGAGCCTGCCGATGCCTAGCCAGCACAAGAACCCGCTGCTCGGCTGGCGCCCGCCAGCCGAGCTGTCGGCGTGGGCACGCGCCGAGGCCGAGCGGCGCGGCGTCACCGTCGGCGTGATCCTGACCGAGGCGCTGGAGGCGTACCGGGAACGCACCACGCGCAACTCCTGAGCGCGCTGTTGCGTCCTGCGCAACCGCTTGTGCCATCCTGGCGGGACACACCCCCGCACGCCCCGGAGCGGCCCGTGAGCAACACGCGCACCACCAGCCGCCCGCTGCTGCGCCCGGTGGACACCTCCGCGCAGGACGGCGCGATGATGCTCGCCGCGGCGCTGGGCCTGGCGCTGGATCAGGCGCCGCTGCAGCCGGGCTGCGCGCGGTGCGTGGACCGTGAGAAGCGCGCGGGCGCGGCTCAGCCGCGGATACGGGTGGCGGTGACGTGGCAGGACGGGCAGCCGGTCTGCTACGAGGACTACGAGGTGCGGCTCCCGTACGACGACTTCGAGGTGAAACTCCCGCCGCAGCGGTCAGATGCGGACAGGCCCGTTCACTACGAAACCGGGGAGGACGGCCCGGCGCCGTGCGGCGCACAGCACGGTTCCGGTACTTTCACCTGCGCGAACGTGGCCGCTGTCACCTGCCCGGCGTGCAGGGCGGCCATGACTGGCGACGGGCAGTAGTCGATGGCCAGCCGGTCAGCGCGCCGTAGCCGCGCGCGGCAGCCTTCGCAGCAGGCCAGCCACCCCTACGGCGCTACGGGCCTGACCCCGGCCACCTACACCGCCGACCAGGTCCTCGCCATAGTCAGGGCCACCGGCGGTATCGCCGCGTCGACCGCGCTGCCCCGCAACCCGCTGTGGTCGCAGGTCCCGTTCAATCCCGGCCAGCCGCTGAACCCGGCGTTCATCTCACCGCCCCGCAAACCCGGCCAGCAGCCACCGCCGCGGCTCGGCGAGTACCCGCTGTCGTACAACGTGCAGGTTGGGCAGGTGTCCGCCCACGTCCCGTGGGACACGCTTCAGCGCGCCGCCGACATGCCCCTGTTCCGCAAGTGCATCGAACGCAGGAAGGCCATCGCCGAGCTGGACTATGCGGTGACCGTCGACCCGGCCGCGGTCGCCCGCGAGGCGCTGCTCACCGGGTCGGCCAAGACCGACGTCGAGGCCGGGCTGCGCGACAAGTACACGGCGGACATCTCCCGCATCAGCGAGTGGCTCGCCGAGCCGGACCGCAAGAACGGCCTGGACTGGACGGCGTGGGGCAAGCTCCTGCTGGAGAACATGCTCAAATACGACGCCGCCGTGGTCTACCCGCGCAGGACGCTCGGCGGCGACCTGTACAGCCTGGAGATCCCCGACGGGCACCTGTTCAAGCCGCTCATCGATGAGTCCGGCGGGCGCCCGCTGCCGCCGTACCCGGCGGTGCAGCAGATCCTGTACGGCTTCCCGCGCGGCGAGTACACAGCTGACATCGACGCCGAGGGCGAGATCCGGGGCGGCATGTCCGCTGATGAGATCCTGTACCGGCGGCGGGTGATCCGCGGGTTCGGGTCGCCGTACGGCATGCCGCCGGTGGAGATCGCGCTGCTCGACGGCCTGGTGTGGATGCGGCGGATGGGCTGGATCCTGGCCGAGTACACCGAGGGCGCGATCCCGGCGACGCTGCTCGAAACCAGCCCCGAAACGGGGTGGTCGCCGGATCAGTGGGCGGACTGGCTGCAGATGCTGAACGAGCAGCTGGGCGGGTCGACGCAGGAGCGGATGAAGTTCCGGATGCTGCCGCCGGGCGCCAAGGCCGTGCAGACCACTGACATCCCCGAGCGGTACAAACCTGAGTACGACATGTTCCTGGTGAAGCTGGTCGCCGGGGACTTCGGGCTGACCGCCACCGAGCTGGGCTTCCCGGAGGTGGGTTCGCTCGGTGCCTCATTCCATGAGGGTGAGGAGGATGTTCTCAACCGGGTGACGCGGATCCCCGACTGCAAGTGGCTGGCGGGGATCGCTACCGAGCTGATGATCCGGCATCTGGGCATGCCCCCGGCGCTGAAGGTCACGATCCTGGGCCTGGAGTCCGAGGACGAGGCGGCGGCGGACGCGGTCGCGCTGGCGCGGGTCGTCAGCGGGCGGATGACGATCAACGAGGACCGGGCCCGGCAGGGTGTGTCGGCGTATGACTTCGCTGAGGCTGACATGCCGATGCTGCAGATGCAGCGGGGCGTGGTGTTCCTCGACGGCGCGTCGGAGCTGGCCCCGGCGGGTGCGATGGTCGCCCCGGCGCAGGCCCCGCCGCCCGCGGCGCCGGGGCAGCAGGACGCCGGTCCCGGCGGGCAGCGTGCGGGCTCGGCCGCCGGGACCGGCCAGCAGCCCAAGCCGGGCAGCGATGGCCAGGGCAAACAGCAGCAGCAGGACGGCGCGGCCAAGGCGGCGGACGCCGACGGTGACGTGGCCGCGTGGCGCAAGTGGCGGCACAACGGCGCCCGCCGCGGCCAGTTCGAGTGCACGGCCCTCGCCAAGGCGGACGCGCCGCCGGAGATGGCCGCCGACGGGCGGGTGGTGTTCAAAGCGCCCGGCCCAAAAGTGCCCGCCAGGCGTGGCCTGGCTGGGACCGGGACCAGGACCTCGTGAGGATTTACGCGGAGAAGATCCGCGAAGCGCAGACCGCCGCGATCGATACCGGCCGGCTGGCCGGGGCGTGGGCGGCGCTGAACCCAGGCTCGTTCGCGGCCAAGGCCGTCAGTCCCGCGCTGGCTGCGTTCCTGGGCGCCGCAGCCGCCGCCATCCGCCGGGCGCTGCGCGCCGTCCTGGGCGACCTGTGGGCCGAGGGCTGGGTACTGGGCCAGCAGGCCGCCGCTGCCGTGGTCACAGGTGAGCGGCCGGACTGGCGCGGGTGGACGCCCGGTGACCACGCCGCGGCCCGGCAGATCGCTGGCGATGGCCTGGCGCGGCTCCTGGCCGATGCGGACATTCACATCCAGTCCATCGCGCAGTCGCGGGTCGGCGAGCTGGCCGACGTGCTCGAGCAGGCCCTCGCCTCCGACGTCCGCGAGATCGAGCAGTATCACAAGCCGCCCGGCGTCTACTCGATGCAGGACGTCCTGCCCGCCCGCAACAGCATCGGCGACCTGGCCGCCAAGCTGGAGAACGTGCTCGACAACCCGGAGCGCGCCCGGATGGTCGCGCATACGGAGATGGCCCGCGCCCAGTCGGCGGCCACGGTCGAGTCGTATGAGCAGACTGGCGTCCG